TACGTTAGGGTGTTGTTTTATAGGAGTTTTTTATGATGACGAGCAAGCGGTACGGTGTGAATAAGGGTCGGTCTGCTCGGAAGTTTCGGAAGCATTCGGGATCTACGAAGGCGGCCAATGTGCGGCCGCATCCGATGCGCGGAGGCTTTCGGCTGTGACGTGTTTCTACCCGATGAAGGCATTGCGTTCGGCATCGGGTGGAGTTCAGTTCGTTGGAGCTGAGGCGGTGACTTGGAATCTGAAGTTGCCGTGTGGTCAGTGTCGCGGTTGTCGTTTGGAAAGATCGCGTCAATGGGCTGTTCGATGTATGCACGAGATTTCGCTCCATGATCAGAATTGTTATGTGACTCTGACTTATGGGGAGTCGTTATCTAACCGGAGCCTGGTGTACAAGGATTTCCGGTTGTTCTTGAGGCGGGCCAGGCGGGAGCTTGGCCCGCTGCGTTTTTATGTAGGAGGTGAATATGGGTCGGATTTCGCTCGGCCTCATTTCCATTCGATTTTATTTGGTGTTGATTTTCCTGACCGTGAGCATTGGTGTCAGTCTCCGGCTGGCTTTGACCTGGATAGATCGGCGGTCTTGGAGAGGTTGTGGCCTCATGGTTTTTCTAGCGTTGGCGACGCTACTTTTGAATCAGCTGCTTATGTGGCTCGGTACTTGATGAAAAAGGTGAATGGTGATGAAGCTCTTGACCATTATCTTGATCGTGAGTCTGGCGAGCTCAGGGTGCCTGAATTTAACCGTATGTCGTTGCGACCAGGTATTGGTGCCGATTGGCTCAGGCTGTACTGGAAGGAAGTTATTTTGAAAGGGACTGTTGTTGTTCGTGGTGTCGAGGCCGGTGCGCCGAGGTATTACTTGAAAAAGATTCAGGAGTTGGAAGCGTGGTCTTCTATTTCTAAGCAGCGGCGCGCGGAGATGTTGGCTAGTCTGAAGGACAATACGCGGCAGCGTTTGGACGCGAAGGAAGCGGTTTGTGAAGCGAAGGTCGGTTTGTTAAAACGTTCCATTACTTAACATACAGGAGGTTTTATGCAGTCATTCGTTTGCGCGTTTTTTGATTCCGCTGCGGTTGCGTTTGGTCGTCCGATGTTCTTGCCCTCTGTTGGTGTCGCGATGCGGTCATTCTCTGATGAGGTGAACCGTGTTCACGATGACAATAATATGAATAAGCATCCAGGCGACTTTATGCTTTACGAGCTGGGGCTGTACGATGACTCGGACGGTTCTTTTACTTTGCTTGATAAGCCGAAGCTGTTAGCGCGGGCGATTGACGTGGTTATTAAGTCTTGACCCTGTTTTTTCCATATAGACGATTTCTGCTGGTTTACCTATTACTATGAATTTCGTTTTGATGGTGGACTAGCGATGTCTTTACTTTTCTCTGTGTTTTATCTCTAGGAGGTTTTATGCATCGCAATCAGTCTGTGAATGTTCATCAATTTGCTATGGTTCCGCGGCCTGAAGTGCCGCGTTCGTCTTTCAGGATTCAGAAGGGTTACAAGACTGCTTTTGATGCGGGCTACCTGGTGCCCGTTTATGTGGATGAGGTTTTACCTGGTGACACGTTCAATTTGAAAATGACGGCGTTTACCAGGATGGCTACTCCGCTTTTTCCGGTGATGGACAATTTGCATCTGGATTCGTTTTTCTTTTTCGTTCCGAACCGGCTTGTGTGGTCTAACTGGGTGAAGTTCATGGGTGAGCAAGCGAACCCTGCGGATTCTATTTCGTATGTGATTCCTCAGCAGGTGTGTCCTGCTTCTGGTTATGCGATAGCGTCTTTACAGGATTACATGGGTTTGCCGACGTTGGGCCAGGTCGGCGGTGGTTTGACTGTTTCTCACTCGGCTTTGCCTCTGCGTTGTTACAACCTTATTTGGAATTCTTGGTTCCGCGACGAGAACCTTCAGAATTCCCGGGTTGTTGATCTTGGTGATGGGCCGGACACGGTGGCGAATTACACGTTGTTGCGCCGTGGGAAGCGTCACGATTATTTTGCGTCTGCTTTGCCGTGGACTCAGAAAGGCGGTGTTGCTGTTACGTTGCCTATGGCTGGCCAGGCTACTGTGCGCACGTCGAGTTCTAACCTGGTGACTGGTGCGCAAACTGGTATGGGCTTGCGCCTGGCTGCTGACGGTACGATTTTGGCGGATTCTACGGCTATTACTACAACGCCTGGTGGTACTGGTTTCATGTCTAAGTCTGCGTCGGGTGTTGTTGGTACGGGTGCTATTTACCCGAATAATTTGTACGCGGATTTATCTACTGCGACAGCTGCTACTGTTAACCAGCTGCGGCAGTCTTTCCAGATTCAGAAATTGCTCGAGCGCGATGCGCGAGGCGGTACTCGGTATACGGAAGTGGTTCGTGCGCATTTCGGTGTGACCTCTCCCGATGCCAGGCTTCAGCGTCCGGAGTATTTGGGCGGCGGTTCGTCTTACATCAATATCAATCCGATCGCTCAGACCTCTGCGACTGGTCTTACTGGTGGTTCTACGCCGATGGGTAATTTATCGGCTATGGCGACAGGCGTTTTGCATAATCATGGTTTTACGCAGTCGTTCACGGAGCATGGTCATATCATTGGCCTGGTGGCTGTTCGTGCTGATCTGACTTACCAGCAAGGGCTTCGGAAGTTCTGGTCTCGGTCTACTCGTTACGATTTTTATTTTCCTGCTTTCGCGACGCTTGGCGAGCAAGCTATTTTGAACAAGGAAATTTATGTCCGAGGTGATGCGAACGATTCGCTGGTGTTCGGGTACGCCGAAAGGTGGGCAGAGTATCGTTTTAACCCGTCGGAGATTACGGGTCTTTTCCGTTCTACAGCTGCGACTACCATTGACCCGTGGCATCTGGCACAGAAGTTCACTGCTTTACCTACGCTCAATGCTACGTTCATCGAAGATAACCCCCCTATATCGCGAGTGGTCGCGGTAGGTGCGGGTGCCAATGGTCAGCAGTTTCTGTTCGATGCTTTTTTTGATATCAAGGCGGCCAGGCCGTTGCCGATGTATAGCGTTCCTGGGCTGATTGATCATTTCTAATGCGTGTTCTGGTGAATACTCGGTGTTCGATGTGCACGTGAGTGCCGAGTTTTCATTTTTGCTGCCAGGAGAATTTATTTATGTCTACCGAAGGTGAAGAGGATACGAGCGGTGCCAGTACGCCGGAAGGTAGTAGCGGTACTGGAATGGTTGGAATGGGTGATGCCCTGGGTATCGCGTCGTTTTTTGGTGCGTTTCATTCTGCGCATCAGTCGCGGCGAGCTGCTCAGCAGCAGCAGGATTTCCAGGAGCGTATGTCTAATACGGCTCATCAACGGGAGGTTAAGGATTTGATTGCTGCCGGATTGAATCCGATGCTCGGTCATGCGAAAGGTCTTGGTGGAGCGTCTACACCTGGTGGAGCGATGGCTACTTTTCCTGATGTTGTTACTCCAGCTGCTCACACTGCTTTGGCTGCTCGGCGTAATGATATGGATTTGAAGCTGCTTCAGCAGCAGTTGTTAAGTGAGATTGAAAGGACGCGTGGTACTCGGTTGGCAGCTGATAAGGATGAGGCGCCGGCGGCGCTGTCTCGTAAGGCTGCGAGGGATATTGAAGCCGGTTATGACGCGGTGCGTTCTGGTGTTGGAAATATTGCGGAGCGTGCGGCAGCCGTGGTTGAGAATTCCGGTCAGGCTGTTGGTGAAGCGTTAGGCGGTGCGCGTGATCGTGCCTCTGTGGCTATTGGTGATGCTGTGGACTATGTGCGTACGTTGCCGAAGCGTGCGCGTGAAAAGGCTGCGTCTACTGCTAAGGCTGTGAAGGATGCGGTTACTCCTGTGTGGATTGAGAATTGGGGGAAACATGGAAAGGATTTATCTACTGCGGAGATTCCGCCAGCGCGGCGTGGTGGCGTTCGTCGTACTCGTCGACGTGGTGTGCTGGGCGGTGCTGATACTTGGGATTATGGTTCTAATTGATCTGTTTTTTTCATAGGAGGTCGTTATGGGTCTCAAAGGTACTCAGTTGGCTTTGGCGTTCGTTGTGCGGCAAGGGCCGCCGTTTAATTACGATACAAACGCGGCTTCGGATGAGTCCGGTTTGAAATGTGAGGACGCGTCGTTAACTCGGCAGTCGGAAGCTGAGAGTGCGGATATCAATGTGATCGTGAAGCGGTTCGGCCTGACGGGTCATTTACCTGAAGGTGTTCGTGTTCCGTCGTATGGTGACTTTGACGGTGTCTCTGATTTTCACCAGGCTATGGAGCTGGTGGTTAAGGCCGAAGAGGCGTTCATGCAGATGCCCGCTGAGGTTCGTGCGCGTTTTCATAACGAGCCTGGTGAGTTCGTGGATTTCGTGAGCGACGATAAGAACCGCGAGGAAGCGGTGAAGCTTGGGATAGTCGCTCCGCCTGCTCCCCTGGTCGAGGTGAAGCCTCAGCCTGTTGTGGTGGTTAATGGAGCGGGTTTGCCGGTAGGTGTGGCTCCCGTCCAAGTGGAGACCAAGTGAGGTTTGTGGC